CGTTTCAGATAACCCTGTACACCCTTGAATTGGGTTGGGTGATACCCTTTAATGGTTGACTTTACAAGGAGGTCGTGTACGTGATTGGACTGCTGGGATTGTCGTATAGGCGGCGGTAGTTTACCGCGAGATAGCGGAGTGCATCGACAAAATTTGAAGTCCAGTCATGCACTGGCTTTTGTCTAAAGCAAGCGCCAAGTTCATCGTACTCCCTTCTATATTCACGCATAGCTCGAATTCCCATAGAACAACTTTTGTCTACTTTTATCATTGGAAAAATAAATCTTAGCGCCTCAATTCCATCATCAACACTCAGCTTTGGTGTTATTTGAAAGAACCAACCAGCCTTTCTTGCTAACATTAATCGGCTTTCTGCAAGTTCCCAATTCTGGTTTTTTTGTGTTACGTCATGAGGCATCCAATGATTTCCCCAATTACATCCCCACTGTTTTCTTAGGGAGTCCGCATGATCAAGATAGAACTTTAATCCTTGACCAGAACTATGAACGCAACCAATCAAATTAATATATCTTCCTTCAAGCTGATAAAGCCAAGCAACCGTCTGGTCGCTTGCGCCCAAATCCCAACATGAGTGAAGTGGAAGGTTTGGGTTTGGTTTTAACGTACCAATTCTTCCCTCTCTATCCATATCAGATGTTTCACGAGTAAAGTATGCCCCCATATTCCCGCTATCAAAACTGCAATAAAATTCTTGAGCTATAAGTTCATCAGACATTCCGCGCGATTTAATATCTTTAATGTCTTCATCGGTTATTATTCTTGTTCCGTCATGCTTAAATGTTTGCTCTACAGAAAGGTGTTCAATATGGTATTTTGGATTGTCTTTGACAGCTTCATATAAATCGAATAAATGGTTTTTGCCCCTTGGGGTGCTATTAATAATTTCAATGCCTTTATTCTGAACTATTATGGGGTTTAGATATTGTCGTGCAAGTGGATGATGAAGGGAAAACTCACTGTATATAATTGTTACAGGATTAGTGCCCATGAGGCTATCTGTATTATTTGATCCAGCTAGAACTAACTTAGAGCCATTTATTAGTTCCATAGTCATTCTTGCTTCGTTTTTTTTTGCTATTAAGCACGTAGGTATTGCTGAAATAAATGGTTTTCCGTCAAAATCGAGTCCTTCCCATAAAACAGACCTAGCTTGACTATACATTGGGAAAAGATAAACATGCGTACCAATCCTTGTTAAGGCCCTAAGCAACCATAACTGTAGGCAACAGATGTCCTTGCCAGAACGACGATGAATTATGGATAAAATATTCTTGCCTTCCTGAACGGCTTTAAACATTCGCAATTGGTGAGAATATGGATTTATATTTGGCACTTTTATATACACTAAATATTGCTCCATGTTTTTCTAAGCACAACATTAGCTATCGTTGATTTATTTACTTTATAAATATCCGCTATTTTGCTATAGCTGTATTCTGGATGCATTGCACGAATCTCTAAAACTTGACTTGCATTTAATGTTGCTTTAGCTGAATTTTGCATTTGAATTTCATACCCAACCCATCGGCAATTTTCAGGACTATAACCAAAGTCATTATTTATTCTGTCAATAGACAATGTATCTAAATACCCATTTTTATTAGCCCAATCAAGAAAGGAATTTGTACTACCTAGCCACTGATCACAAACTTTTATTCCACGACCACCATATCGAGCGTATCGTTGGTGATTTGTATTATTACATCGCTTTACCATATCTTTAAATATTGACCGCAATCTTTTCTGGTCTTTAAATTCTTTAAGAATTCTCCCACATAAACACGACTCAATCTTCCTTAAATCAGTTGGTCTAGATTGAAATTCTTTATAACATTTAGGACAAATTGCTATGCAAGCTCGAAACTTTTGTTTTGCATTAGAAGAACATAAAAAACCTAAGTCTTTTATAATTTTAAATCCATTGATTTCGTCTGGTAATTTCTGTAATTTAGGCATAATTAGTATGGGATTTAATAAAAGTATAGTGTACTTTATATAGTTCCCATATGGAACTCTTAAATACATTAAGAACCTTTAAGAAGTAAACTATAGCTCGCAATCTAATTCGCTAACCCAAATTTGAACACAGCCATTGGGTACTTGATTCCTGCGTATAATAGTAAGCCAGTCGATTTGACTATCGTCAACATAAATTCCGGCGTATTGCAATGAATCCAGTAGGCATTTAGTTAGATTATCAATGTCGCGTTTGCGCTTATCGGGTGGGAAAACATTAATCACTACATTAAGTCTTTTAGAAATGTCAAAGTGACCTTTATGTTTGTGAAGCATAATAATAGCATCGCGACGATAATTCTTTCCTTTGGCTCCTAGAATTACTCCATTAGAAGTATGCAAATAGTAATGATTAATAGTAGGAGGATAAGGCAATTCTAATCGCAGCATCATCAATTAATGTCACATATATCATTGGTTGGTAAATACAATTCTTCTTCTCCTTCGCCTTGGTCAGTATTTTTTTTATCAGCTGAAAAGTCTATATCTATACCGTTTTCCTTAAGAATTGTCTCAGCAACTTGCTCGACTGCACTGTCAACTGTTTTTGTTCCAAATTTAAACACCAAGCCAACGGCGAAAGCACTAACAATTAATATGGCTGGAAAAATAAATTTTTTCATATTACCCTCCATGGTGCGGCCTTCTGCGAAAAGAAGTGGATAAAAAACGCATTAGGCCACATAGTCTCAACGTTTGGTTTTTTTACCAACTTTCATCATTGCAGATTCCATACCAGTCTGTCTGATTGCATCGTAGTTAGGTTCGTACTGAATTCGGTCTTTAACAATAGTGGAAGTTGGGCAGCAAACTTTAGTTGGATTACCCTGTGGGTCTGGATTACGTTTTAGCATTTTTTTTCTCCTTTTCCAGGCATTTTCTTGCTTGGCATAGGCATCTTTTTTTTATCTTTCATTTTGATTTCCTTTTCTTTGGTTTCGATTTTCCTGCCTCTGAAAGAGCAATTGCCACGGATTGCTTTTGCGTCTTTCCGTGGTTCATCTCTGTTCTTATATTAGAGGAAATTGTTTTGCTAGAACTGCCTTTTTTCAATGGCATATGTTCCCCCTAGACTCATTCTGACACAGCATCAATAATTTCACCAATAGCTTCAGCGGATTCTGAAACTGGTTGTACGTATTCAGACGCATCTTTCTCAGCAGCTTCAAGCAATCCCAACCAGTGCTTCGATTCAGCTAAATGGCCATTTAGAGCATTGATTTGATCCATATGTTGTTTTAGAGTAGCTTCTAAAAGTTCTTTTCTTTCTTTTAAAGATTGTAAATTCATTTTATTTCCTTTTTTGATTAAAATTGTTTTAATTAATTAAAACATCTAAATGCCCATAACCAGATTCCAATTTTAGCATATCACCTGCAACGGCATTAACACTAGCAGACCAGCAGACTACATTAACATATTTTAATTTGTAATCTGATTCAGCCTGCCAATTTCGCGCTTTTGTTATTACGCCATGATGCATGTCAGGTGTGATATTAAATGCATTAGATTGGTCTATTAATGTGCCATACACATCAATATGTTTATTAGCCAGTATAATATTGCAGCTTATCATTGCGTTATATATATGCTCATTGGTTACTTCAAGTTCAGACGTTATATTAATAACATCATTTTTTTTTATTGTTGGAACGAGAACACTGTATACAACGGCTGGTATTTTATTGTAAATATCCAAATTTAGTACATTTTCATGTATATCTTGAGCATAAAACATTAAGCAGCTCTTCTAGCGGATAAAAATCCATAACAAGACATTGTTGAAATAGTAAAGGTGGCTCTAGCACATAAATAAACAGTAGTAGTTGCACTTAAATTAAGTCTTCCTTGAACAAATGGTATTGAAAAAGTAACTGCTCCTGGAACGAACGCAGCCATTCTTTTTACATTTCCATTAGTTGATGAAGAAAGAATGTTTATTGTTTGTGTAATAATACTACTGCTTCCACGTATGTCTGTTACAGAAGTAGCCGCATTAGGAAGAAACGCAAGTGCACCCCATATATCCCAATCGCCCGGATCTAAAGAAAATGAAGTAATGTTGGCTACAACGTTCGTTGTTAAAGATACGGCACTTCCTACGGGAATGACCGAAGTCAAAAACTCGCCTTGATATCCTGCTGGAGGACTTGTATTAGTTGAAACCCCTTTTACATTAACCCTCGATGTTCCTTTTGAAATTACGGAACTTCTAATGTCTGTATCAGCACCTTTATTATTAATAATTAAAGGATTGCCAGAAGATGAGTTATTAATAGCAAAATTATTTACAGCAGCAGAATTGGAGAATAAGTTTAAAATAATATTGCCATTAGCATCGTATATTTCGCTTATTCCGGGAGTTATTAATGTAGGTTGTATTGACCCTGCAAACGCACCATTGCCAGACTGTCCAGATAGCCCAACATCAACTTGATTTCTAGTAACCATACTAACTCCTTCGTCTTGCTTGAATCATACCGTAAGCACTCACAGTAGAAACAGTAAAGGTTGCTTGTGCAATTAGATAAACGGTAGTCGTACTGGCTAACAATAATCTGCCCTGCGCTGTAGGAAGCACAAAAGTATTAGTACCTGGAACAAAAGGCGCATAATTATTATATGAAGCATTATAGTCAGAGCCAATTATTGCAGTAGGTAATGTAGCGCTAGTATTGTTATAAGCTGCAACTAACTGTGTAATGTTGGTTGATACAGCCGTTACCAAAGCAACGGAACCCCATACATTCCAGTCACCGGCTTCTAATGTAATACTTGTAATATTGGCAGGTGTGGCTGTGGTTAAAGAGACTGCCGAACCAGATGCAACAACGCTTGATATAAATTCACCTAAATAACCTGTCGGCGGATTTCCATTAGTTTGAATTCCTCTAATATTAAATCCTGAAGTTCCTTTAGAATTTAATGTAATAGGTATATTGGTATCGCTACCAAAAGCAATAATAGATGGACCACTACCAGATGGAGCATTAGTAAATGCTAAATAATTAACTGCACTTGCTTGTGGAGTAAGGTCTAAAACAACATTACCATTGGCATCTAAAATAGTTCCAATTTCAGGATTTGTTAATTCTGGGGAATCATTTCCTACAAATGCTCCAGAACCTGATTGACCTGAAAGGCCAACATCAACTTGATTTCGTGTAGCCATCTATTGCTCCTATGCGATAGTTAATCCAGCAGAATTGGTTGTTCTAACGCGCCATGTTATGTTAGCAACAATACAAGTCACATAGATATTATCACTTGCTGCAACGCTTGCTAAACTTCCGGCAGACGTTGTTGTAGCACTTCCAATTTTAATGGTTTGTCCAGTATTGGCTGCTAATACCCAGCCAGCAGCCCCTAGCCCTTCTACTGCTACAACATCGCCAACCGCAGCCGTTGCAGGTAATGTAATTGTAGTTAAGCCTGCGTTGCCAGATACATATCCGTGATTAACGGATGCAGCCTGAGATGTTCCGGCGATAGTTGACCAAGTTAATCCACTTGCTGGTGGTATATCGGTTAGCCATGCGACTGTACCGTTTGAATCTTGCCAAGTAGCTGTACGTGTAGCCGCAGTATTGGCAAAAGAAAAAATAGTAGCATGCTGGTATGCCGTACCCGACCTAAAATAAACTGGAGTATTACCTGTTGATGCAAAATTATGAAATCCTTCACCTTTAGCAAAATAGCGAATATCGATGTCAGTGTCAGCTCCTAACGCTTGTATTACAGGGCCAAAACCAGTAATGGCATTTTCAAACCTAATATAATTTACAGCACTGGCTACGCCAAATAATGATAATATAAGAACGCCGTTTGCATCATAAACAGAATTAGTATTATTAAATTGAACGCTATTAAACTGAACGTCTGCATTTTGGTCAATATCTTGAGGAGTAGATAAAATAGGATTCTGTGGGTCGGTTGCATCTACAATAATTTGATTTACTGTACCGATAATGCTATCAACAATACCGCCAGCAAGCTGATGCCATGAAGCCCCTTCATATACTTCAAGAGCTTGCAGCGTAGTATTGTATCGCACCATGCCATCAGTAGGACTTGCTGGCCTTTGTGCTGTTGTTCCACTGGGCGGTTTAAAATACTCTAATCCTGGCATTATTAAGTTATTAGCCAAGGCAAAGACTGGATTTCCGACAATGCCTGAACCATTTGTCAAAGTAATTTGATTTGCTGTGCCAGTTAGTAGTCGCGTTAGCTGAACGCCTGTTGTATTCGTATTAACGACAAGACCAGATGCTAAATCACCCATGATTTGGGCATTAGGAAGTTCAGAGCCCGCAGTAGTCTTAATAAGGTAGGTAGCAGTCTTTGGAGCGACTCCTCCACTTGCGGGTACATCATAAACAATAATCGCTGTATCAGCGTTATTCTTAGCCCAGATTTGGTTTGCACCAAGAACTGGAAGAATATTATCAACTACAGGTTCAATGATTGCAGAGACATTATAGTGTGGTGCTAAAACCGCATCATACATTTGGTTTTGCTGGTCAATAAGCGTCAGTAATCCAAAGTCTTGGTTAAGCATTGAAGGAGTAAAATTAGTGTTAATATAGAGATTTTCTCGGTCGGAAGGTGTGTTTCGAGCGATGGTAATAATATCACCAGCTGTTCGACCTACAGCGAAAGTAACTCTTGTTGTTGCAGTCGCTCCAATAAACGTTACAGTATAATCAGCAGTGTTAACCAATTGAGTAACATCGTCTGGGTCAACGCCTGATGCTCTTGCGTAGACATCAATATCTGTTGTTGCGTCTGCTGTAAATAAGGTATTAAAAACAGTTTGTGCGGCTGACGAGGTAAATTGCTCGCGTGGTGTTACGTCATTGATAATGACTTGTGTCATAACTTAACTCCCTCTAATTATTTCTACCATATGCTCCATGGCTCAGCATTCGCTCTTCTTTCTGGAAGTCCAGATGATTTCACAAGTTCATTAACCGCATTCCTATTTAGAATGTGATTTAAGAATGGTAGCATATGTGCAATTTGTTTAGCATCACCTTGTGTAAAATCGCCTTTTATTAAATGTCCGCCAGCCTGAGCCATATCCCAGGACATTCCTACTACTGGGCCAAATAGAGCGCCAACTCCTCCATAATTTGCCCTTTTTTGAGCGGTATCTTTCCATAAGGCCTGACCTGTAGCTTTATTGATATTAGCTAATAAATCCCAAGTTGGTCCTAAAAATCCAGAGTAATCTAATGCTCGCATGGAATTATTGATTAATGTTTTTTCATCATCAAATGCCGGCTTGCCATTCGACATATTCAATAGTGGCTCAGACATCATAGATAACCCTACAATTGAAGCAAGTCCAATCATATGTTGCGCATCTGGTCGTTGCATTAATGGAACTGCGTATCGATTAAACGCATTATATGCCCATCCATGAAACATGAATACTACAGATTGCAAAGGGCTTTGCGACCAGTATGGAGATGCATATTTGCTGCTATTAATAATCGAGTCTTGAACGCCACGTCTAACAGAGTTCGCCATTCGAGTAACAGCATCTGTATCTGACCATTTCCAATAAAGGGATTGGTAACCATTTTTTCCTTGTTTCCATCCACCGGACTCTTCAAAGTTTCTAATGAAGTTCTCTGCAACTTCTTCAATTTGAATACCGATATGAGCCATTTTTTGTTTATCTAATTGCGTGAGAGTTCCTGATTTAAATTTAAATGCAGCATCCATGATACTTGCTTGAACCGTGCTTGCCGCAAGGCGTTCATTGATATTAGCAATTGAGTTGATACCAAAGAAGTTTCCAGCATAATGTGAGGCGACTTCAGCACCCAAGACAGCGTTATCTAAGAATGAGGATACAGGTGCGGTGTCCATTGAAGATGAATTAAACATGCGATTACCAAGCACGCTAATTTCAGTATTGACTGCAAGACCCGCATAACCTGCGTTGTTAATCCACGCCTCTGAACTCTTGCCTTTAAGGTGGCCATTCATCGTTTTAAGAAGCGGAATTAATCCGTTTTTATAAAATGGCATAAGTCCTGACTTCATTATGATGCCACCCATGTCAGCCACTTGGTAGGCGACTGTACCGCCCAGTTTAAGTGCTGCTGCGGTGCTTTTAGCCACAGACACTCCAGCTCTTAGGGTTGGGTTTTCATGCGCATTAAAGCTTCCCATGTAGGTTTTGTAGGTATCACTCATGAACTTCTTGGCATCACTAAAAGCCTTATCTGATTTTTCTTTTTCATTGTCGCGTTCTGTTGAGATGGGCTTTTCAAGAATCTTGGCATTGATTACATCGTGTTCTTTTTTAAGCGCCCTAAACACGCCCTCAAAATCTTTTACATTAGAGAGTTCTGGGAACACGGCTTTGAATCCATAGTTCCTGCCAACAGTTTGCATATAGGCGGTCACGGTCTTTGTAAGGTCATCATAGAATCCAGCTTCCGTATAAACGTTGGAGGGTATCATCTTGGTACGGCCTTTGAAGTTGTTGGGCATCCCTGAAGTTTCAGGCATTCCACCAATCACTTGCTGCATTAAATCTTGTGGTGAGGTATTCGTTTCACTTTCATACCATGCGCGAACCTGTTGCCATCTAGCGCGGTCGCTTTCATAGGCTTTGCGCAATTTAATGGGTTCTTCAGGGTCACGAAACTTAATTTCATAACCATCGTTTTCATAAAAATGTTCTTTGATTTTTCCTGCAAAAACCTGCTCTTCTAAATCAAATTTTATTTGTTCGTATTTAGGCTTGCCTTTAGCGGCCTTTAAATCTTGAAGTAAAGCACGCAGTTCATCTCTGTCGTCTTGAGTCAATAAAACTCTGTCCTCCAATAGAATATGGTCATCTGCATTATTCAAAAGATTGTTTTCAAGAATGACATTCTGTTTCTTAAGTTTGCTCTGAGCGCTTCTTAGCTGGAAATTTAAATCTTTTAATTCGGGATGTTTTTTATCTAGCGATTTTCTGGCTTTAATGGATTGCTTGAGTCCTACAATTGAGTTTTCTAATTCAGTGATAGGTGCTGTCAATTCAACAATACGTTTATCTTGAGCATGAAGCGCATCGTAGGTGATGTTGTTATAAACGTCCTCACGTTGACGTAGCATGTTCATGTTCTTATTGTGTGGTATGTAGCGCCATGCAGTCCGAGGGTCTTTAAACAGTGGGCGACCTGTTTGCTGAGCATTGATTTCATTAATATGGTTAAACAAGCCGTGCAACTCGTCAGCCACCACATGAGCTTGTGGCCAGTCGGATTTGTATCCTTCAATCTCCATAATATTGCGAACTTCAATATCAAATTTACCATTGGTAATCTGACGATTGTTCGTAATGATTTGTCGCATATTCTTTAATGCGCTTCCAGGATTTGAACCACTGATGCCGTTTGCTTCATGAAATTGTGTGCGGTACATCCGTCTGAAGTTTAAAGATTGTGAACTGAATTGGTCGGCTATTATTTGGGCGGAATCTGGGGCAGCAATACCTTGCTCGACATCCTTCGTAATGAATGGAGATCCTGCTATACCATTGAACCACTTCTTAACTGACATATATGGAGACTTTGCCGCACGCACTGCCGGTGATTCAAGAGCTTTAACACCAAGTGGAGTCATGATTCCCTTTTCAAGGAACTTGCCAAGACCTGGAACAGAAAAAAGTCCACCTTTATCCATGCTTTCGTTAACCCATGCTTGGGCAAAATCTACTTCAGCAGCACTTGCTGATGAGCCTGGCAGTGGGAATGCTCTACGCTTACCAGTGAGAACTCCATCTTTAGTCATCTCTTCACTAATGCCTATTCCTTTGGATATAACAAGACTTGCTGCATTGCGGGTATTCCAAAGATTTAGGTTTCGAGAACCCGATGCAATTCCTGCTCCTAGACCAATTAGACTCGTTCCAAATGCGGTATCAACTAAAGATTGTGTAGCGATATCCTCAAGTGTTCCACCGACTCGGTTTGATTCCATCATTGTGTTTCTGGCAAAAGAATCGAGTGCGATAGCGGGTGCTGTGCGTGCCATGTTCATTAATATGTTTTGACCAACTCCTGCATATTTTAATGTGGTTATAGCTGGCAATCCAAATATCGTCATAGGGCTAGCAATCGCACCTGCTCCACCACCTGCGAGTTTTGCCGTCCAGGAACCGCCAGCATAATACTTATCCTCTTCCATTTGCTCACGAACTTTTTGTTGTCGTGCAGCCTGGTCTTTTGGGCCATGAGCGCTTGAAATATGACCCCAATACTTCATTGGAAATTCTTCCAAAGCATCTGGGTTCATGGCATTCCAGCCTTCAGGAACTTCTTCATGAACTGGGTTTTTGGTTATTGAGTCATACAAAAACTGGCCTGTTTGTAATTCAAGGTTGTAGTCATAGAATGTATGGGATGCTGTTTTCCACCATCCTGGCTTACCCTTGTCTTCTTCAAGTAAGCTTGCCCCAGGAATTGCATTGGCCGTAATTGTTTGTCCAATAGGAGCTGGTTTATTTATAAAGCTTGGAACACCAAGAGGAAATTGGTTTTCAACTTCCGAACTTAATTGTTCACCTGCAACTGTGACGGGTGTAAATGGAACGGGCTTTTCAAGACGTGGGTCGTAGTTCGTGTCTTCCTTGTCTTCAACATTCGATATCGTCTTGTCCATTATCGAAATCCCCTCCCAACAGAATTAATTGTTTTAGTGTAGGGTGACTCTTCGTTTTGCTGCTCCCTGAATCTTGCGTATTGTGCCAAGAACTCTTCATGAGAATTTGTATTGGGGTTCAGTCCATTAACTAACATGTAGTTTCTAGCAATCCAATCAGTATTTGGATTGTAGGTTGGGTTCATATTGGTATTGGTAAATAACCCTTGGAATGGCTCAGTCATGCCCGTATCTTTGTTAACGAGTGCAATATCATAACCACCTGTTAATTCTCCAGTATTAGAGTCAATCCCTTGCCAAGGATTTGTGATAATCTTAGTTGTGAATTTTTGAACTTCTTCTTTTTTACCAATCTTCCGAACTCTTTCAATCTCAACAGGAGAGCCAGCATCAAACTTAGAAATTATTTGTTTATGAGCTGCATACTGTGGATCCTTCAATCCAAGTTCACGAACCGACTTTTTAGCACTTGCATACTCATCAAGACTTGGCCCTTCTACTACGCGATAACCCCAATCATAATGACCGGCATCGTGCGCTGCGTTCGTTTCTTTAATAGCACCTTTGACTTGCTCGGCAATATCTAATTGCATTAAGGGAACAGCGCCTTCATCAAGTTTAATCATTTTCTCTGGTGGCAAGAATCCAAAGGTAGCTTTGCCATTAACATGAGACACGCCCCAAGCTTGCTGGAATGCTTTATTGGTCATCTTCAAAGCCACATCACTATTGCCACCAACCCACTGCATATTGTCTTTGAACATGCCAAGGTACTCAGAGGCGACACTAGTAGGGTTATCGATTACATCCGTCTTTGAAATTCCTGCTTGATTGAATGCCCAAGACTGAAGCTTGGCTGCTGTGGGTGCGGCGTCATCCAAATACTCTTTAGTAGCACGATTAATTAACTGGGTCTTCTCATCGGACTTGTCAGAATTAATCAGAGTTGCTTTATTAGCAGCAGTTGTTGCATCAAGCCCTTGCTCAATGAAGTGCTCAAAGGAATGCAGTGTTCCAATTGCATTTTTATTATTAGATGCAATTCCTGCTTTAAACCCTGGCAAATCAGCAAGTCTATTGTAGGACTGCAATGCATTCATCATTAAATCTGGATTTCCAGAGGTCGCATAACTTGTAATTTTTTTATTATAAGTAGGCACAGGAACTGTGGCATTAGCAGCTACTTGATAATCGGCTTCATCTTTAGAAATTGGATGTCCTGATGCTTCAGATGATTTTTGATGCATGTCTGAAAGCATATTGAATGCGCCATCAATTTGCTTTGGTGTGGCACTTCGCATGGAATCAATGTTTTTCCAATGCGATGCATAAAAATTTGTAGACTGGCCGTCCTTGCTCGATTTACGGAGCTGATTCGAATATTGAATCTGAAGCTGATTAAACAGCTTTGGTGACTCTTTTAGCTGGGACTGATAGCTTTCCATCTTTTCAGCATTCATCGTTCCTTGTGCAATGTCTACAGCGCCGTTAGATGCAATTAATGTCTGCTGCTGATTGCCAAGGCTATTTACTCCATTTAGGTACTTAGCTGAGTTACCGCGAACCGTTTCCCATTCGCTCCAACTAACTCCTTCAGGTTTCGATTTTTCATCAGCAAGACTCGCATACCATTCATCTAGTTTTCCCTCATGACGAGCGGTAATTCCCTTTTGAATCTCTAAGGATGATAGATAATTAAGATGAGCTGTTTTTCCAAGAACTTGAGCTTGGCTTGAAGAATAGGTTCCTCCGTTTTTTCCACGAGCAATCATTTCCAGAGAATCTTCAAATAGTTTTGCAGCCGAATCAAGTTTTCCATCAAGTGCTGCTGTATGAACCTGTTCATTAATGCTTGAAAGAGCTGCATTTGATGATGCTACTGCCTCAGCTTTGTTCTGGCTTATGACACGCATATTATATTGATGAGTGCTACTTTGCATCTGACCTGTAAACTGATTAGCCAGTGATGCACGTACGTCATTAGGAGCAAGTTTTAATATATCACCCAGTCCTTCAGTCATTGTCTTTTGATATTCACTAATAGAGCCCGTCGTAATCTTATTAAGTTTAGACATGTTCTCATTAGCTTTATTAAATAAATCATTGGCTTGATTAGTCAACGTAGCTTGTGATTGATTCTGGTATGCGTCTGCATAAGCTTTATCGGCATTTGTGAGTGGTGGCAATATGTCACCACTTGGATTTAATCCAGCTTCAATACCGCGTCTCTTGCTCAGCTCCATAGAAGCATTGTTAGAAAGGGATGAGCCTAGCTCACCTAATAAAGTCGGAGTAAGCGCTGCATTATCGTAGGCTTCTCCAAAGTGCGCAGGTGTTGTAACCAGGTCTGACTTAACTTGTCTTTGCATTGGCTCAACAGTGCCTTCTTGTCTAGCCATGCTTATACTCCCCAGTTAAATGATTTAGCGCCTGAATTAGCACCTGCATTATTAGTGCTTGTTTTTTTCTCGGTAGGCGGTAAAAGAGAAGTTATAGGAATTGTATTAAAAATATCCTTCAACAGGCTTTGACCTAATTGTGTCTCTGATTGCGCAGTGTGTAATCCTGAAAGGATATGACCTGCACGAAGTTCGGATTCTTTAGCAAGCAAATTCATGCGCCGTGTTCGCTCATCATCAGCAAAGTTATGTGCAGTCTCATTGATTCCCGCAACACTCGATGCCCCACGATTACCACGAGCTGCATTAACCGCAATTTGAGAGCTTATATTTTGACGAACATCTTTCATTTCAGCTAAAGACCCTTGCGCGCTCTCAAGCTTTATGGCTTCCATATTTGTTGAAAATTGTGCATTCTCAAGTTTTCTGCCAAGCTCTATAGTCTTTTGTTGGGATTTTGCGCCAAAGAAACTAGTCACCAATCCTGCTGCTTGCATAGATAGTAAAAAGGCTGACATTGGATCCATATTAAACTCCCTTTAAATATCAACTTTGTAGAATATACCAGTCAATTTAATATCAAATGGCTCGGAATGATTAATTGTAAAATTTGGATAATCAAAATCATCCCATCCTCCAAAGACAGATATTTCAAATCTTCCAGTAACTGGAACCGGAGGTGAACCGGGGGGATTGTTTATTAAATTTTTCATTGCAATTGGTATCACATTTGGGCCTTGAGTTATAGTACCACCGATCGTATCTGCAAATAAAAACGTAGCATAACGCGTATGTTTTGTATCTACTAAATTTGATGTCCTTGGATGTCCTCCAGCAGGAATGGATAGTGGTAATGGCGTTACTTCAAAATTAATTGGAAAACCATATTGTGCCTCTGATACCGTTACTGCAGAACCATGCGCATTGAATTCAACAACGCCACCTATAACATCGTCCTCAAAGCCAAACCCATCGCCTTGCAATTTTATGCTTTGAGCATTAAAACGTGTTTGACCAGATATACTGGTTACAGGTGTTCCACTATAAAATCCAGCACAATCAACTTTTGCTTCAAAACTCAATTGCTCTATGAATAATTTAGTCGTAAGGGGATATGCTACAACTGTAGCTGCTGTTCCAAAGTCAGTTATTACCAACGCATTTTCAAGAGCATCCGCATCTTCTTTGGTAGGGTACACATTAAATGTATTAGCGGTAACGCCAATTGCCCAATAGAATTGTGTGGTTACAATTTGTGGTGTCGTTACTGGAAGTGGTGCTCCTGTAAATGTACAGGCCGTGGGTATTGTTGTTGAGAAATTACTTCCTACTGCTGTAAGAGTTGATGCGGTTGATGCGGTTAGTGCTATACCTGCAACCGCAACACCTAGTTGTCTTTCAATAATAAACCATGCTCTGCCATCTGAGTTTGAAGTAACCCATCTGAAATACGCATTACCATAGTATTGCTCCATGACAGCTGGTGTAAACCCAGACACGTCTTCAGCAATAAGCGTTTGGTATATGGCAAGCGTTCCATCCGCATTGACGATAAACATATATCGAGAGCCAGCGCGTGACTTATCGACATACTCAGATTCATCGGTTGGTGTTCGAAGCAATTGCTCATTAGCAATTGATATGATGCTTGAGGTATACGCGTTGTTAAATCCATCCCAAAGAAGGCTATGGGCATCGTTACCCGACAAGACGATAATCTGATTATCAATCCCGCGTGGCTGAACGTTATCAGCAGGCGTTGAATCCTGAAGGCTTAGCGAAAAGTTCTTAGGCGTAATTGCTGTTTCCACTGATAGCGGAGTCGAATATACGCCTGAGTTGGTGTGTATAGTCAAGCTTCGATATGGAACAATAAACTGAATGTAGTTTACAGTATCAGATGTTGGAGTCCATGTAATAGCATCATCGTCAAGCCCTTCAAGTCCATCAAAATTATTGAACTCATTAATAACAGATGCCCATAGGCTGTTAGAAAGCAAATCGGTATTTGCAAAAAATGCTCTATTTTGAAATGATGAGCACTTCCTTGGATATCCGCGAGCAGCACTCCAGGCAGGTTCAGCAATAAGGGAGTCAGTTCCTGGAATGGCTGCAAGTGAGTTGAATGGAACCACAATATTAACGGTGGCCTGGTTCGTTCCATTGGTTGCAATGATTCTACAAATCCCGCCATTTCCACTAAATAAGCCGCCAACGTATCCAGCTACAAAGTTAAACGCCCCTGCGGTTCTTGTAATGAGAATGCTATACCCAGTCACTGCCGCTGGAGTAAATGAAGACGTTGAATAACCGCCCGTGAAGTCATGGACTGGAAGGTTTGTAAAAGGTACGTTTGCAAATGACCAAGTGTTTAGAATGAATATATTATTAGCGCCAGCACCTGCTGAACCTATGGTGTAATACCCTGTATTGGCAGCCGCTTCTTCAGCGGATGAATAGATTCGAACAGCGTTAGCGCCTGTTGCTCTTACGAAGTATGTTCTATTGGCATGAATCTGTGGGGTGGTAACTGGAAGTGAGACAGCCGTTGTAAAGCGAGCTGGCCAGAATCCATTTACTGTAAGTGCGTTTGTTACGGTTAATGTATCGGCGGTAAATCCGGTAATAAGGTTTGCCGCATTTGCCGAGCGAGTTAAATCTTTAGGCGCATAAATGCCCGTAGTTACCCGAAACAAATTCTCTAGGATGGTATGGTCGATAAGACGAACTTCATCAGCCAATATTCCAGTAGCGGCAACGGTTGCTATTAAATATCCCTCAAGGTAAATAGCAATGTTATCTCCATAGAACAATACGAGATAACAGCACTCGTTTAAGTATGGAAAGGCTTTGAAATAAATCTTACTGTAGTCTGTAACCGCTGTAATGTCGTTTAGATAAAGTGTTCCAAACCTTTTTCCAGCAGCACCCTGAGGATAGCAAATCACATTCTTAGCAGTCTTCAATGCCTGATAGTAAGCATTTAAGGTAATGCGAGAATACATGAGTGGCGAAAGCTCACCCTTACCAAAGAAATCTTGTGACCATAACGTGTCTGTCATCTTAATCCTTTTAAGAACTGACCGAATTTCCTATTATAGTACCAAGTTGTCTATTGTTAAGAACAGGGAAGGTTACTTGACTAAAATTAGGTCTATTTTGGGCTTCAACAGCAGCACACATGGCATATGCTGTTACTCGTTTAGATTCTATTACTGAGAAGTAAGCTGATTGCTGCGCAGTGGATAATGCAAGATACGCAGCTATCTCAAAAGTAAAATAGTATGTAAAGTGGGCTGGTAGTTTAGAGATATCAGGAACAAATATATATTCCATAAACCACTCTCCCTGAAACTGTGCATAAATCTTGGAGTTTTCATAAATATCCCAGGTATAAATATTTGGATACACTCTTATGGTTTTTAACCATCCAGCGGGTAACAAGTAAATTGTCTTCCAAGGGTCAGGTGGGACTTCAATTGATTCTGATAGTTGCTGAATCTGTGTAGCAAATCGCCAGTTATTTTGGGATAGAATTGCAGGAAGAAGCATGTCGAAACTTTGTTCTGCTGCGGTAATCATAGAATCTTGATTTGTTAATGAAACAATAGGAGCGTGTCCAAGCATACATACAGCATTAGATATTATGTTAACCTTTGAAGACATGCCAACTCCTGTTATAATTATCACCGCCTAGCTCGACGGAGCGAAAAGCTGATTCATCATCAGTCTGGCAAATTAATTTCGATGAACCTTGATGAGGTAATTATGTCCATAAAACCATGCTCTGTCCATGGCTGTAAAAACACAGTAGAACCAAATCGCTTAAAACTAATTTGTGGCACACATAGATGGCGCATGAAGAAATACAACTCTTATGACTTGCCAACTATTACCCTTCCAGATGGATTTATTAAAGATTGCAAAGTTCATGGTTTGCTCACTACAGAGCAAGTAACCTTTAGGCAATGCAACGGCGCTAATTCGCCAAAATCTATATATTGCAAACAATGTTTATCTATTGGTCAAATAAGAAGGAATCGATTAGATCCCGACCGCGTGAAACTTAACCGTAAAAAAACAGTGTTAAAAAAATTGTTTAATCTTACTTATGATGAGTATCTCTTAATGCTAAAGACTCAACATAATTTGTGCCTTATATGCAACAACCCCGAAAAAGATATAGATAAACGAACGGGGTTAGTAAGAGCGCTTTCCGTAGACCATTGTCACAATACCGGAAAAGTTCGCGGCCTACTTTGTAGCACATGCAACCTTGGCTTAGGTTACTTTAAAGACTCACCCAGTTTACTAAAAAGAGCCATTAAATATATATCTTAAAAAAGATAGTGCGCCCACATAAGTAGGCGCAAATTATTAACTATTAAACTGTACTAATCACTTTATACCAGATATGCGCGACCATATTGCTGTCACCAGTTGTAAAAGCTCCAGTGACATTCGATAGTGCTAAGCTCTTGTTGACGCAAGTTGTAAATGTTTCGGCAACTACACCAGCATTGAAATTCCAACCTGTTGAAGCGGTAGCTTGGAAAGTTGCTGCTGATAACGTGGTTGAAGCGATAACACCTGCGCCGTTTGCAGTCACATCGTACTGTATTGCAGCAACTCCACCAGCCGCAAAAGCTGCTGTGCCGTAGGTCATTAACAACTGAACCTTGTCTAACACTAAGAGCTTGTTAGCACCAGGGGCTGCAACTAGTACCTTTGGAGCTGCATAAGCGCCATTAAATTCAGCAGCAGTAATTGCAACTGAAGTATATTGGAGTGTGTTTAAAGCAATCATCGAACTTAAAACTTTGTTAGCGCCAATCGTAGTAGTACCAGCGGCAACAATTGTCACGTCACCAGCCATCGCAACTGAAGTTGGAACAGTAGCTACAGACCCTACGATGATGTTACCAGATGCAAGTGCTGCAAGCTTACTGAACGAAATCGCCGCAGCAGCATTCACCTTAGCATTGGTTACAGCGCCATCAACGATGTTTGCAGTATCAACAGCAGCAGATGCTGTGAATGATACTACTGATATGGTTGCTGGAATTACTGAAGTATCGACTGCATCAACTTGTAAAAACTCACTTGCATCAGATGCAACAACCATAATCACATCATTTACTTTAAGTTGATAAGCAACTGAAGTGAAATAGTTAGCGGCAGCGATAGTAGCAATTGCATCAGTAGCTGATGCATAGCTATAAAATGCAGGGCCATTAGAAATAACAGCTGATGCACTTGGGTTTTCTGTTGTTGTTATTTGGCCAGCGTTAAACGCTGAGGTTTGGTGTACAAACCGTGAACTTTGAAAAGCCATGTTATATCCCCTTAATTAGACTGATTCATCACAATCGATTGCGACTACACCACGGTTATCAATAACCTTAGCACCGGCTGAAAATATTCCATTAACTAACCATGAAGTGCGGTCAGGCATGTAGTTAATCTCAGTTCTAAAGTCGTGACCAATTGCCATACCAGTTGACATTTTGTGCCATGCTAAAGCGGTACGAATATTACCGGACTTAGGCAATCCACCTTCAGTCATCTGTGGAATTGTAACTACGTTGATACCTAAGTAATCAAGGAAGTAACCGCGGTCAAGGATTCTATTTTCTGTGTAGAAAGAAGATATGAATTGGTCATCAGCCATTAATGAACGAATATTTGAAGCAGACATTGCCAACCAGCGCTCGCCTTTAGGAACAGCACGGTCTTCAAAGTATTCATAAATTCGTGTGAACTTAGCATAATTCATGTTTGTTCCACCGTTGACAATAGTATCGCCTGGATCGGCGTCTAATGCGTCAATGATGATTTGGTCAGAGCGTCTACCCATAGCTTGTCCTACCAGCATGGCATTTTCCATCTTGGCATCAAAATTAACGGTAAGCTCTTGAACTGTATCTACAGCAGTAGGAGTGGTGTACTTTTGAATTGTGCAAGTAACCTTAGTATAGTCAGGGTCTTGAATTGATACAGCAGCCAAATATGCAGTAGGAACTGATATTACTTGGTCTACTTTACGAAATTCGACACTTGAACCTATTACGTCACTCTTGGTGCGCACACTATCTCGCAATAGGAACCCTTTGGAACGGTATTCGGCTTTGACTAACTCGTCAAAGTCTGTTTGTTGTACTGCTGTCAATGATTGAGACATGATAACCCCTTGTCAATAATTAAGAACGTTTTGCCGACATCGGCAATTCGTGACTAGATTACTATTTAGGGCTATCACGTTTTGAAGGTGTCCGTTAGGGCTTCTGCAATAGGTGTCCTGTTCGTATTGCTATAATGATAGACAACTTTATCAATTATGTAAATAGTGCGTTAAAGATAGGTTATCGCAATTTACCCATAATTGTTTCAAGTTTCCTTTCCATCTCTTTTCTATAATACGGGTCTGTTTTATATTTTGAAAAGTTTGTATTTAACTCGGATCGATATTCTTCAAGTGTCATTCCAGCTTGTGTAACTGCTGCATTTCCATTTGGAATAATTGTATTTGTTGAAAGCATCTTATTTCTAATTTCTTCAAGAGCCTCAATAGCATCAGCTGTTCTCATTCCAGCACTTAATGATTGGAATGCCTTTTCAGACAGATTTGATTTTGCCCAGTTATTTAGAATTTGCAATCGCTCACTGGCATTCTCACCAAGCTTTGCTTTTTCTTCATTAATGTCTGTTTTAAATTCATCAAGATACAATCCGACTGTTCCAAGAAACTTATCCATAACTTCTTGAGGAACATGTTTTGATTTAGCGAATTCTGCCATCTCAATAAATGGCTCATAGTCTGGCTCAACCCATGATGCGCCTTGGCTAAAGTCATACTCATTTGGAGCGGTACCTAATCTTGATTCAAGTTCTCTTTGGGCTTTAGCAACGTCTGCGACTGTTTTGTATTTTTCGGGCAAGAAGGATGGTCGCTCTCCGGTTCCTGGGGTATTTTCATCCCAGTACCATGAGGGTGATTCTGCTCCTGACGATTCCGCAATTGCTGTTGGATTTGTTGTAGTTGAATCTGGTGTGGGGCTAGTGGCTTCATCTAATAAACTCATTTGTTAATGTTCTCCGCAGCGATTCGTTGCTCATGCGAGCGGACGCAATTTCTAAGCATTCTAAATCCTTCTTTAAATCCCTCATAATAAACGGCAGCATGACCTATGCTAACTCCATTTGGGTGTATGAATCCTGGAAGTAAGAATCGCTCTACAATCTCAGACATTAATCGCTTGCCATCCTCTGTGTTAAATACGAAATAACAAAGCTTATCCATCTCAAGAGCTTCGGGTTTGTTTTTTAACGCATCCATGCTCTCTTGATATCCTGCATAATAATTTTCAGGTTTTAAAAATGGATTCTCTTCAGTCATTGCGGAACTTCTCCTTGGGGTCGTTGGTCTTGAGCAGCTTGCATCTGGGCATCTTGTTGATGTTGTGCATTTTGAGCTGCTGCTTGCACTTTTTCAGCTGAGTTTAAATAACGAGCATCAACCTGCATTTGTTCGGCAATTAAGTATGGAGCCAAACCTGGATTAATATACATTAGCGCTGGACCTGCTCCAAATACTCCCTGCATAAGCTGGTAGTACTGTGTAAATCGTGCAATATCTTGTTGCCCCTTTGCTAATGCTAGTGGCGATCGATATCTGAAATTAACCTTAACTCCTTTAACTGAAGGCCAAGGAAGTAATCCCATCTTATCAAGTATATATGCACATCGCTTAATTACAGGCCATAAAAACTCTTGTTGAAGTCGTGAAAACAGTGGTCCAATACGCTGCGCCATATTTTGTTGAACAATCATTAATTCAGTAGCAGTTTGTGGCTGAACTGATTCGTTAGGGTTAACCTCATTAAAGAGCAACGCTTTAATCTGATTTCTTAAATCCAAAATAGTGAGTTGGGAAAATTGTGGATTACTAGAATCAGGCAAAGGAATAAGAGGAGGAGAACCACCCGACCCAATAGGGGCGATAGGAATGACCGTAAACGGTTCAAGCTTAAACGTATGTGGATTAAAGACGGCATCACTGAACCCCATGTAAGGTTTAAATGTATTTAAATTTGCTGCTGCTAATTCTATTCGTGCTAGCTCATTTAATGAAATTATTGAAGGTAAGGCATCCATTACAGGACCGCGACCAAAAACTTCATTGTTTACCTTTTGAAATCGCCAAACAATTCCCGGATTAGATTCGAACTCTTCACACAACAAAGGACAGTCTGCTGTTCCAATCATATATGTATAGGGCTTTTTATTCTGAGGCATGTACATCACGCCCTCGTAGAGAGTCTCGATGCGAGCATCAGGATTTTCTATAAGGAGCATTATCATTTCTGGAGTAAGGATTGCATTAGGCCATCGAACTTGTATCTCATTAATCTTTACCTGTTCCCAGTTTCTAAACCATGAGTCCACTCGTCCTGTCATTGATTCTTCAATGGCAAGTTTATCCATAGGGACTGAGGTAAATAAAAGAGGCTGTTCTTCTGTAAACTGGTTTATGACAATGCAACTCGTTCCAATAGCTAGGTCAAAGTAGCACTCATTAATAACCACATCAAAATTTGACTCATGAATATATGAAAAGAGTCTTCGCATATAGGTATCAAGTTCTTCTTGAAATGCATTCTTGTCGATGTCTTTTTCAGTATCAAATGTTTCGTCGATGTCCAAATAGCCCCACTGGACTTGAGGTGGTGTCATTGCATCATGAACTTTTGACACGAAGGTCTTAGTGGCTTCTACAGCCGTGGTGTCATAGATTCGAGTTCCTTTAAATTCTCCTTGTTGCTCTTTAGGGCGATAGAATCTATTTCGATAGGGAACAGCATAATAATAGCAAGCTTCAAGAAGTGATGCCCATAAATCAGCAACACCTTGAGCAGACTGATATCGCTTGCGAAACAGTCTCCATGTTGGCATATAGGAAGCTTCAAATGTGGCTTCTTCTACGGGTTCCATATTCTTCATGTAATTCCTTTATGTTCTAGCCTAATTTATTGCTTAAGTTACTAGAAGTTTCTTCAAGAAATCCTGGGGAACGATATGCTCTTTGCATTCCTTTTATTTGTTTCTCAGCAATCTTCTTTTTTCCAGCAGCACGTTCATCTTCAACGCGCTTTGATTCGGCGGCCATTTCGTCTTTTGCTTTTTGATAGTAATCGATTTGCTCAGCAACCGCTTGGTTTGCTGCGCGCCTATCCGCAGAATGTTGGTGTGGAATTGCATTAGAAATTCCCCTCTCAATACCTTTAAATCCTTTAGATAACCAGCTCATTTGATTCCCCTTAAATCCATATATGAACGTAAATTACTTTTTCTTCAAAATCTTTCTCTGCTACTACATAATTAACAATTTTCATTGAGTAAGGAATATTAATCTGTTTTCTCAACTTTCTCAATTGCGCTAGAATTGTGCTCATTATTTAATGCCATCCTTGAAATATCACTTTGCATTGCATCAATCGCGTGTTGCAATTGGAATGTCTCGAATGCTCCGCGTCCTACGTTGATGGATTCCATGAGTTGTTTAATTTCGGAAGCAGTGAACTCTTCTCTCCCAGCTTGTTTAATAAGTTGCTGGTATTGTTCGTAAGGGTTTGCGTCTGGGTCGACTGCCATTCTAATTCGATTATTTGACCGGCCAATCCCGTATCGACAAGCCCCAGTGATTCTCCAGTATTCCATGTTGAAGTTTTCGTCATCCTTTCCAAGCCGACCTTCCTCTTCCCAATTAAATTTTGAATACATTTTTCCGAGCTGATAACATTCATCGAATATAGGATATAGCATTGTCCACTTGTAGAACAGGGCATCACTAATTCCTGCTTCTTTGCAAAATGCCGTCATAGTTCCCGCTGTATTCATAACCTCAAGAATTAGTGGGCAATGTACGATTTCTTCATATTTACGCTTGCCTTTCTTGATTTGCAAATAAAGTTTTTTTGTATCAATCTGTGTCATAGGCTAATGAATCCCTGTCATTTGGATAAAATATAGCACGAATTAACTAACTAAGGATAAAATATGTTTGATTGTTCCCAGTTTCGCTCGTTAATTATTGAGCCAGTTCTATCTAAATTGCAAGTATACTCTAAAGACGCAGAAGAGATTTTAATATTTACTTGTGCCGCAGAGTCGTTAGGAGGCCATTATCTAGTCCAAGTTAAAGGGCCTGCGGTTGGGATTTATCAGATGGAGCCAGCCACCTATACTGATATTTGGGTGAACTTTATTCGAAACCGAAATCAAATGTCAACTCTCTTGGCACTTCACTTCCAGTGCACAAGAATCCCAGATGTCGAACGCATGATTTGGGATTTGCATTTCGCAACAATCATGGCGAGAATCCATTATCTTCGGGTAACAGAAAAACTCCCAGTCGCAGGTGATGTTGATGCCATGTGGGATTACTATAAAAAGTATTATAACACTGTAGCAGGGAAGGCCAGCAAAGAGTCTTCTATAAAGAAATACCAAGAGTTTATTAAATCTTAAAGCAATCACGATGTCTGTGCGCGTCTGATACTACTACTTCGTGGAAGCAGATGCCGCACATCAATCCCGTTACAGCCGTCATGTGAGCCGTAACTATAGTACTTACTGCTATCCACTTGTGGTATGGCTCGAATCCTTCAGCGGCTTTAGGGCAGCGTGATGATTGGTCGTTCCATTTCTTGTGTTCGCATTCATGTTCTTTTGGTTCATCATCCGACATTTTATTTCCAATTATTTAAGTGTTGGCTCCGAAAGAGTATCCGTGGATATCATATGCGCAAGACGTCACCGGAGCCGTATTGAGTATAAACTACCGCCGCCTATACGACAATCCCAGCAGTCCAATCACGTACACGACCTCCTTGTAAAGTCAACCATTAAAGGGTATCACCCAACCCAATTCAAGGGTGTACAGGGTTATCTGAAACG